TGGCATCCTCATTACAGCAGAGCCGCCTGACCGTTTCTTTGTCCCTCTGCCAGGATACTGTAAAACGCCGTACACCCATTAGGTGTCGCGAAACACGACACCTAATAGAAACATGAGCACCAGCGTAAACCAAAACATAACCAGCAGATTGGGGGCTCCTCAAAATTGGGCAGACCTTTTTATAGAATCTAGCTATATTCAAGAGCAAAGTAAACATTAGTTCATAATGCAAAGGATATTTTAAATGAGAAAAAATAATAAAATGGAGCGGCAACTTGATGATATTCGCGTTCTTGTTGCTGAAGCAAAAATTAGAAACAATTTCAATGACGATGAATTAGCAGCATATATTGGATTAAGTAAGGCATCTCTAGCAGAACGAAAAAGTGACCCAAGACGATTTACTCTCAATCAGCTATATGTAATTTTGGAATTATGCGGAAAAGAACTAAAGTTTGTAGAAAAAGCTGCACTATAATTTTTGTCACAGAGATATAAAGGTCTGGCTGCTGTGCTTCCCCAGATATTTTGTCTTACACCACAGAGGGATTCTAAGCGGAATTAGGGTATGCGGTATTTTACCGTATACCCTAAGAGAGTAAAAGTCGTTTCATTCTATAAATCCATATTCCGTTCTCTATTACAACCGCTTTTCAAATTTGGAAAGCACTTTTATAGTCGTTTTCAACTCATTTTTCGCTTCCTTAATTTGGGTGGCAAGTATTGTAATCAACATCCTCCAGAAGAACGGTGTTTTCGCCCTTCAGCATGTCAATGGTCTGACCATTGCTTGCCTTTTTCTGTGCGGCTAATAAGGCAGATATGCTTTGCTGTGTCAACAGAAACAATATAGTCTTGAAGCTCTCTAATCTGCACACCGCCGTTGTTTTGAACCTCCGGAGGTGTAAGTACGCTGGTCATTTCATCACTTCCAAAGTAAATCATATAAATCTGTTGCTGCCTACCGCCTTTTGAGTTTTTGTCATTTTTGACGATAACCTCTAAAATAGTCCATTTTATTGAAAAAACCGTACTTACACATCCTTGAAAACCACTTTGCGAATTCAGTTCTAATCTCCAATCCCTCATGCAAATCTGCTTTGCCATGTCTACAGTGATTTCATAGTCTATTGATGGTCTTCCGCCGATTTCTGAGGTTTTACTCTTTTTTGAGTAACCAATATGTAATCCGCATTTTCTCAAACTCTACAGCGTTTCCATTTTTGGAATCGCTCCACATAACCGTATAATCGTTTTCAGTAAAACCATACTCACACATACGGTCAAACCATGTCGTGAAGTTGCTCTTAATTTCCAGTCCATCATGTAACTCTCTTGCTTGCCTCCTATACTTTCTTCCATTTTTGGAAAAATGTCTTTTTGGCGGCGGAATTTTCCGCCGTGAAATCCATCAGGTATGCCCGGAAATAGGGTATACCTGGACATAGGCAGGGCTGCATTGTCCTAACTCATTCCAGTATTGTCCAGACCTAACAAATCGCTTCCCACCTACTCTATCCCCCTTGACTCACACTCATCTAAGGCAGGACTGTTTCACTGTCCAATCGGATTGTCATAAAATTGTACCTCATTTTTGACCCGGACTTTTTTGTATGCATTTTAGTGCATTTTGTGCATTCGTCAACGTATATGTGCCTATAGTTGATACCGGCAGAGGGATAGCGTTTAGTTTAGTCTATTCTGTTTTTTTGTGCGCACTTTTGCGCAGTTTCAAACTATGATATCATAAAGCATTATCTGATTGTCCTGGGGTAGAAAAATACTGACCCGGTATTTCACCGCCCCAGGCCAGTACCATTATCTTAATCAGCTTTGCATAACCCAGCGACAAGAGTAATTCTAACGTGCCTGTCCCACCGACACGTTACGATAAGTTGGTGATATCACTGTTTTTCTTGCTCTAATGCTTTAAGAATAAGATTAGCCGAATAGAATATAGCATTCGCCTCCTTTGCCGTTATTTCTCCATTGACGACCCAATTATTGACGCGGGCCAGTGAGCGCCGTACCTCTGCCGGGGTATTCCATCGTAATTTCTTCTTTACTCCCGCCTCCTGTTGTTTCATAAGATGGGCGAGTCGATACCTCTCTGCAATGTTATTCATGCCTTGTTTTCCTCCAGGTCTAAAATATGTATATCCTCTTTTGGTGGGTACAACTCTGCAATTTGTCGCAATTGCTTATATACCGTTTCTTTACTCTTTGACAGTACTCGAATATCGCTTGCTTCATACCTTGCGCGCTCCTTTCCTTTCTGTCTCAGCAGCAACATACCCTCATATTTATCTTGTTCTTCCAGGCGGGTGACTGTTGCCAGTATAGTAAAATATTGTACTGTTTTCCCGGCCTTTATCAAATTATTTTGCATGTTATCACCTCGAATTTTGCTATATAGTTTTCTCTCTTATCCGCACATAATAAGGTATTCCCATTGAGTGACCCCCTGCCAACACCGATAAGCCTATTACAGCATCCATTCATAATATAAGAATTACCCTATACAACGAACCAGAATGCCCTTTCCTTCTATTTTAACTAGCTATGCGTGAATTTCTCTGTATCCTCCTGTCCCTCGGTATTATAGGCGTTTTCCCTTCCAGAAGTAGACTAAACAATGCTAATGCTTTCCTGCGGTATGCGTAAAAATCATCACGTTTAGCGGGAATATACGATTTAATATAAATACGGTCATACCCTCTTTTTTGTGTGAGAGATTCAATAATAAATGTAGAAAGTCCTGGATTACTTAAATCAGCCGCCTTGCATATTAAGCCTTTATTTTCTTCCCGTCTGGCAAGTTCCATTAATTCAGCCGCCCGGCTGCAATCTATTCCGTAATCGCTTAAACTCTTGTCCCTTGTCCTCATTGCTTATACACCATCCTTCTGATATAATTAAAGCAATGTGACTTTCCCGCTGCCATCACCCATTTAAAAACGACAGCGGGATTTTTTATACACTTCCTTCCGTTACCATTCTTACGCCAACACGATTCTTTTCGTTGTTTCCGAATTTGACCACAAGCTGACCAAATCTTGTACCATCAAGTATTAGCTCTGCTTTAGCAATTTGGTTTCCACTGGATATATTGCTCTCTGCCAGTGCTTCCTTAAGAGCTTGCTTCATAGTTGATAGCGGAGATACAACTTCTGTTTCACGGTTGTTATCACCCAGGATAGCCGCAAACATTCCTGCCCGTGGCGGCACTACTGTACCGGTTGCAAGCATTGGCATTCTATATGGTACTGCTGCATAGGCAGAGGCAGGATAACTGGTTTTGCCTGATAGGTTTAAATTAGGGATGGTAGGGATTGCAATTCCCACCTTATCCATTACCCTATTGATTGCTTCGATAATTTTGTTTATTCCGGATATCACCGAATTTACCATGCCCTCGATACCTGAAACAATCTTCGCTATCGTATTCTTGATTACCGTCACGATACTGTCCCATATTTCAGTAGTCTTATTCATTACAGAATCCCACACTGATTCTATAGCCCGTCCGATTCCTTCAAATATGTTTTGTGCATCTCCTTTTAAAGCATTCCATAATCCCTTGACAGTACTGGAAATACGCTTCCATGCTTCCTCTACCGCTCCTAAAAGGCCGTTCAGCGCCGTTTCTATGATTGAGCCAATACTTTCTAACCCTCCACTAATAAAATCGCCTAGTGACGTTATCAGACCTTCCACAAGGCCCATTATGGCATCAATAACGCCTCCAAATATTTCCTTGATACCTTCCCATGCTTTTTCCCAATCTCCAGAAAATACACCTGTCAGGAAATCTATAATTCCAGAAAAGGCCGTTATCAGCCCATCCAAAACAGATGCCGCCGTGTCAATCAGGTTAAGCAGGTACGTTCCTATTGTCTCCAGTATAGGGGCAACAACGGGCAGTATGTTGGAAGATATCCAACTAAGTAAAGGCTTTAAATATTCATCCCATATTACCTTGATTAAATCTGCAACTTTCCCTATCAGCTCAATGATTTTATTGATAAGCGGCTGTATCGTACCTTCATATACTTCTGAGAATTTATCTGCTAGTTTTTGAAGGGTTGGGGCAATGTACTTGTTATAACCATCCAGCAGATTCCCCAGGATTTCAGATAGCCCATTCTTAATAGATTCAAACAGCGGAGCAATATGCTCGTTATACATCTTGTTTAAATTCTCGAATGTCTCAGTTATGCCCTGTGAAATAGAATCAAGGACGGTTTTTATTGGCTCCATCGTATTTGTAAGAGCTTCTTTTATCTTATCTTTGTTCTCTACAAATGGGGTAAGAATCGTGTCCAACACGTCCCTAAACAACTTTGCTGACAATTCGGTAATTCCCATGAATATATCTGCATAGATTGCTATAATATCAGCCGTGATTTGCTTTGCCGTATCGCTTCTGAACACTGAAAAAATATCCGCTACCGCTACCGCAAAATCAGCGCCTATGGTACTGATTTCTGATGTGATATCAAACATACTTATCAGATAACCCTTGATTCTGTCTTTTGCACTTTCAAGATATAATGCTATTCCCCCGGTCAGATTATCAGCTATTGTCAGTCCAACACTGGCAAACGCCCCGGCAGTTCTTCCCAGATTGTAGGAAATAGTATCCAACATGGTATTAAAGGCCGACATAACGCCCTGGTCCGTAAAAATATCTTTCAGACTATCGCCAATACTTGCTATGTTTGTCTTTATTGAATCCAGGACAGGTTTGTAATCCCCCAGCCCTTGCCAGAACCCCGATTGAAAGATTCCCCCTATCTCAATCAGCCTTTGTTTGATTGCCTCCAGGGTTTCCATGACATTATTTAAAAACGGTGATTCTGTCTGCTGTTCATCAGGGGACAGTCCTGGCGGCATTATATTGCTATCTCCTGTATTTTCTGAACCTTCCTCTGCATCACGCTGAATCTGTATTAGGTTATCAAAGGGTGCTAATGATTTCTTTACCTGTTTGCCCGCGTCCTTTACTCCATCTGCAAAGTCCTCCGCACCATCAGCCGCGCCCTCATATCCAGCCTGTACCTCTGCCATTTCGCCAGCCGCTTGTGCAGCTCCGCTATTTACAGACTTCTTACCCATTACCGTTTCCGTGAAATTCTTAAATGCCGTGGTTGCTGTTGACAACCGTTCAAGGAATACATTTATGGCCTTTATAATAGGCGTAAACAGGTTTATAAGTCCCTGTCCAATCGTAGCCTTTAAAGACTGTAGCCTTAACTGAAAAATCCTTACCTGGTTGGCCCATGAATCCGATGTGCGGGCAAAATCACCGCTTGCCGCTGAAAGCTGGTTCTGTACAAATTGCAAGCGTAAGGCAACCTTTTCCTGCTCCGTCATTTTATTAGTGGTTTTTCCGAAACCATTTGCAAGGGCATATTGGTCTAATGCACTTTGCGTCATGACAACGCCTAATTCCTTAAGCGATTCCGTCTCGCCCGTGAACACGGATTTCAATTTTGTGTATGCTTCTTCCTGAGACAAGTTATAGAAACTTGCAACATCACCCGTTAACCCGGTTAATGCCGTAGCCATATCATAGGCCGCGCTTTCTGAATAACCAAAAGATTTAGACATTGCTCCGAACGTACCGACATATTTTTTCGCCATCGTCTCAGAAAGCCCAAAGGAATCAGCCGCCGCCTTTGCGAAATCATCCACCTGTTTTGTCATGCTGGGAAAAGTCACATCTACAACGTTTTGTACCTCTGCCAAATCGGACCCCAGTTCCAAACATTCTTTACCGAACTGCACAATCTGCTTTATCGCAAAAGCGGTAATGATGGCCTTACCGATGCCTTTCACTATTCCCCCCAGCTTTGTCATGGAGCCTTTAATTTCTGATATACCACGCTGCATCCCATCTGAATTGATTTTTGTATCAATAACAATATTTCCATCTGCTTTCAATATCCCAGTTCCTCACTTCCCAAGAGACAGAAAAAGCCGGAAATCTTGCATATATCGCAAAATTCCCGGCTCCATTTAGCCTTTAACAGATACCACTCTATCTATTAGTTTGATATGTAATTTTCTTTTCTACCTCCAGGATAATCACATCATTTTTTCGCTTTTTTATTTCTGCCGTATTTCCCCTGGACAAAATCTTTTTTATTGCTTCAATCATTTTTTCATCAGAACTCATATAACACCTACTTTACAGGGAATGGGTACTTGCTCCCGTTGTCTGCTGCCTGTTTGTACTGGCCTGTATACTTTCCTGCATGGGATTCCATTTCTTTTGTTGCAGCCTCCAGCTTGTCGCGAACCGCTTCCAAAGCTGCCTCTAAGAATATCTCAAACAGAAAGCGGTTATCTGGACCAACAATGGAAAGCGGGGACTGTCTCCCAAAAGCAGCCTGTCTTACATCGGCATTAAATATATAATCCATCTTGTTGTTGATGAGCTGGTTAAACTCCCCAAGTCTGGAAGTACTTTCTTCCAGGGATATTCCTGCCTGTTCTGCAGGACTTCCGTCTGCCTTAACTTTGATACTTGAAAGTCGTTCCGATTCGTTTTTTAAGTCCCGCATAGCTTCATCAAATCGGATTAGGATGTTTCCATCCTTTGGATTTATCTTTATAGCCCGGTTGGAATCCCCATTGATTGTAAATGTTTCAAATCCATCATCAAAATTAATATTTGCCATTCCTATAACCTCCGTTTAACATTTTCTTTAATCTTGCTTTATCCTCTGTCACCGTATTCTGCATAAACCCGGATATTGACTCCATTCCCTTTTCCATGCATCCTGCCGCAACACCCGGCAAATCATTTTGCGTTTCTCCCAGAATCTTCATGCATCCGCTCAAACACGTTTCAACCATTTCTATTTTATTCATTGTTTTTACCCTCCATCTTTTCATAAATCGCCGCCAGTTCACAAATAACCACAAAAATCATTATTCCAATAACAATCACATTATCACCCACTTTCTTTGTGTTATAGTAAAAAAAATAAAGCCCTTCCTTAAACGGCTCTGCGTCTCAGCGTCTGGCTCTATACAATCATACTGCTATGTAATTTTCATTCTGCCGGCATATAAAAGACCCTCTGCCCGGCTTGATATGCTAAATCCACCTCATAAAGAACACCTTTAGCCCTCGTCATATCCTCATAGGCTCCCGCAAACAATGCTCCGTTATGAAACCTGCTTCTGGCATATACCATTGCCCCTTTACCATCGTGGCTGTATTCTGCATATATTTCGCCATATTCAATGTATTGTCTTGCGTCCTGGGTTCTTATCTTCACCGCTTACCCCTCCTTTCGATTTCTGTCAACACCGCCATTGCTATATCCTTGCTGAATGAATCTGGATATTTTATCATGAAACACTTAACTGCATTTACGGTTTCCTCCCAGTATTCATCATCATCCGGTTTGCCTACTGGAAGCCGCTGTTTAAATAGCTTCCAAACGTCTGCGAACATTTCAAATTCCTGTTGTACCTCTGAATTTTTTACCACATCGGCCCCCCTGTTAATCAAATGGTGTTTTCTCCTTTGCGGGCTTGAAATCAAAATCTTCACCCTCTGCTTCCTTGAAACTCATTTCCTCACCAACAAATTCCATTTGAAATTTTGCTGTTTTCCCTTGTCGGTTTTTCTCTACCTTCACCCCTTTGTATCTTTCATTTTCTTCTGAAAGATTCCAAAGCAGCATAATAACTGATGCATCCTGCTCAATATCACCTGATTCCCTCAGCTCCGACATAGTGGGTTCTTTTGTCTGCCGTCCTTCTGATGCTCTGTTTAACTGCGATAAGACTATGATAGGCCGGTTCAACTCCATTGCTAATGATTTAATTGCCTTTGAAATATCGCCCACTTCTGACGCCCGGTTAGCGTAATGACGTTCGGTCTTTATAAGCTGCAAATAATCAATGATGATGCAATCAGCCCCCATGTGCTGGCATTCTCTGCGTATCTCACCCACGGATTTAACCCCGCTTGATATCCACACATCCAGCCTTTTCAGTTCCGTATTGGCCTTTTGGAACCGTTCTTTTTCATCCCCCAGGAAAGCCTTGCCCTGCCGGATACGGTTCATCATAATACCAGATTGCCGCGACACCAGTCGTTCATACATTTGCTTATTTGTCATTTCCAGATTATACAGCAGCACCCGCTTGCCCTGGATTCCCATATTGGTCAGTATTTGCGTAACAAAAGCAGATTTTCCAACTGCTGGGCGCGCTCCAATGACAATGATATCCCCACCCTCCAGACCTCCAAGGCATTCATCCAATCGTGTGAATCCCGTGTAAAGAAAATCCCGTTCCCTGTCCACAAAACATCCTGGGGCCATTTCGTCAACAATCTCACTTAAGCTTTTTGCCTTTGGTCTATCATCCTCCTGCAATGCCTCCAGAGCGTTCACAGTCTCCCCTATTTGCTTTTCTACGGCAGAGGGGTGGAATTGTACTGCATTGATAATTTGCGTGGCTGTACGGGCCTTATATGCGTTTTTAATCACATCTGCATATTCCCCAGCCGCAGTGCTTGTCACACTTGAATCACTGCACTTTTTTAATTTGCTCAGTAATTCAGATTGGGAAACATCAGCAATGTTTGCTGCAAGGGTAACAAGATTGGCCTGATATCCAAAATCATGCGCTCTCAAAAATTCCAGATATAGCCGCCCTAACAGCGCATCAACAAACATATCAGGGCGAATGCTCCCACAATCCTTGATTGCCCGTGGTTCCATCATCAAGGCACCAATAAGCGCTTGCTCTGCATTGACAATCATAAATCACCCTCCTCCGGCAGATAATCAATAATGGCCTTTGACATAAATGTATCGAAATTTTTATAATAATCTAACTCTGTTCCCTCTTCCTCCCGTTCACGGGTATAGGCTCGAACCGCCAAATAAACTTGCTTGTTAGTCAGCCGATAACGAACTTTGTTGATACAGCGCCCCTTTTTCACATAAGCACAATAGTATTCAAATGCTTTTGAACGCCCCCTCTTTTTGGGATATATGGCATAAATCTTTTCAAAGTCTGTTTTCAGTTGCTCAAGGTCGGAATTATTATCTCCCGTCTTATCTGGTTCGGCTCCAGGCGAACATAATATATTTATTTTATTATTTACATTATTGTTTGTGTTCATCTGTTGTTCATTTGTTGTTCGCTGGTTGTTCATTTGACGTTCAATCTGTTGTTCACTACATTGGTACATATCCCAGTTTTTTATTGTAATTAGGCGGTTTTTATTGCCTGTCTGTTGTTCAATCTGACGTTCACTTTCGTAACACTTTAAGACACGCTGCACTTTCGATTCCGTGACACGCAATTTGTCAGAAATGACCTTTCTTCCTGTTATCAGTTGACCAGGATTAAGCATTATTTTTTGCCCTTTAAACATAGCAGGAATTTCCGCATGGGTTGCATTAAGCAGAAGATAAATCCAAATAGCCATATAATCCGAATCCTTACATACTACAGGATTATCTAACATTTTTCTATGTAAGCTCACCCAGCCATTCAAGTTTAATCACCGCCATTCTTTAGCCCTCATGCTTTAGCCCCCTGTCCATTCAAAAAATCAACCAGTTTGCCAAAATTAACTAAATATTTCGTTCCAACCATAACAAACGTTATTTTCTTCTGGAGGCATAATTTTCTTATGCAATCATAAGATAACCCGGTCCTCTCTGCTGCCTTACGGATGGTAAGCATTTCTGGAATAGACTGTTCCTCCTGCACTGGAAGTTTAATAGCCGCTTCTAATGCCGCCATCTCACCAAGAATAGCCTTTTCCTGCCGTTCTATATCCGCATTCCAACCGGAACCAGATTGCAAGAAAAGTTCTGAACGCTGCCGCGCTAAGTCCGTATATCTGGAAACCATCTCCATTTTCGTCATATAATTTGAATTTGCTCCTTTCCAAATATTTTCCATTCATCCATGCCGCCCAGCATGATTTAATCTTCTATTATCTCTTTCACATCAACTTCAAGAGCATTTGCCATACGTCCGGCGCACATAGCTGTAACTTCCCTACTATTTAAAATGACGTGCATACGCGCCCGGCTCACCCCATACCTTTTAGAAAGGTTTGTGACAGTTAAAGCTTTTCTAGCCATTGCCAGTTCAATTTTCGTTTTACTTAGTTTCACGTTTTATCACCCCCTTTTTTTCAATGACAGATGTCATTAACATTTGTGATTTTATATTGAAATTATATATCTTTTATGGTAATATGTCAATAGCGAACGTGATTTCGTTTACAATTCAAGCCTTGTCTGTTAATATTGAAATACGGAGGTGATATTTCAATGACAATAGCAGAAAAAATATATAAACTAAGAAATGACTTCGGACTATCACAAGAAGCATTCGCAAATAAAGTAGGAACCTCTCAATCTGCAATAAACTATTGGGAAAACGGAAAACGTCAGCCAAAAACTGCTCAATTAAAAAAAATCGCAAACGCGTTTGATATCGCGCTATATATACTAATGGATGACGATTGCGATTTATTGGATGTTACTTCTGAGGCCAACAAAAATATGGCTAGGTTCATAGGTGATACAGAAATGGAATCTGTTCCCAAACCTTTTACTGCTCCTATTAAAAATTCCTCACTGTATAAAGAATCAAAGCCACTGTTACACACTAATGATGGTATCTTTAATCATGATTGTCTCGATGATTTGAAGTTTAATGATATCATGCAGAAAACTGACCGTGGCGAAGAACTAACACCACAAGAATCTATATTCAAATCAGCCTACCTGGAAAGGTCTTTAAGGAGTATAGGGGATTCTTTCGCCCGATATTACATTATGCTAAATGAAGAAGGCCAAAAGATAGCTGATGAAGAAATAACCCGAACCATTAAACAGCTAGAATTACTTACGAAAATACCAGAATACAGAAAAAAGACTAATTAACAACTATTGCAAACTATCAATTTTCTATTCATCCATGCCGCCCAGCAGATGAAAGGAAGGATATTATGGCAAGTATAAGAAAGCGCGGTAACTCTTATCAAGTCACGGTTAGCAATGGGCGCAGAGCCGATGGGTCCCAAATTCTTGAAACAGACACATTCACACCAGAGCCAGGAATGACCCCAAAACAGGAAAAAAAGGCCCTGGAGCAATTTGTAATGGACTTTGAACGTGATGTAAAATCAGGCCAAAATGTTAAAGGCCGGCGCATGACCCTGGAGGAACTATCTGAGTTATTTTTAAAAGACAATGAACCTACTGGAAACCCGGATGATGATATTATGTCCATCACTACCTGGGCCAGCTATAAGAACTGTTTGAAATTGCGCATCGTCCCACGCCTGGGGCATTTAAAGATATGCAGCATCATCCCAAAGAACCTTAAGGATTACAGCAAAGCCTTAAGGCAGGACGGAGCCAGGATTGACGGAAAACCCGGCGGGCTATCTGAAAGCACCATAACAAGGGATTGCGCCATTGTCAGCAGCTTATTGTCTTATGCCGTTGGTGAGGGATTACTTACCATAAACCCTTTAATCTATGCTGGAAAGCAAAGCAAGGGACACAGACCCAAGAAAGAGTATAAGGTGAAATATCTTACCATAGAGCAAACACAAGCGTTCCTGTGGGCCTTAGACAACCCTATGACGATAAAATATGGAGGCCGTAAGCGCAAGAATAAAGCGGGGGAAATATATTCAATCAAAGAATATCAAACGTCCTGGAAGCTCTCTTTAAAATGGCGCGCTTACTTTTATCTGGCTCTGTTCATTGGCGACAGACGTGGTGAGAATATAGCTTTCACATGGAATGATATAGATTTAGATACCGGAACTGTGAATATTGAGAACTCTACAGCTTATGTGGATGGAAAGATAATTCAGAAAAAAACTAAAACAAATAAATCGCGCACTCCTGTTATACCGCCTGTTGTTACAGGCATATTGAGATTATGGAAAGCGGAACAAATGCGCCAAAGCATGGAGCGCGGCACATATTGGCAGGGATACCACGGGAAAGACTTTGATAAGAATTTTATCTTTACACAAGAAAATGGGATTCAGATGCACCCTTCAAGCCCATACCATCAGTTCAAACGAATCATAGAACTGTATAACAAATATGTGGCAGAGGATTGCAGCCACATGATTCCCCCGGATATAACCCCACACGATTTACGGCATACTGCCGCCTCCATATTGATTGCTAATAATATGGACCCGCGCTCCGTTGCCGGGGTTCTGGGACATTCCAATGCGACCACCACATTAAATATCTATGCCTACTTTTTCCGCAGCAAGAATGAGGAAGCAGCTAACATCATGGAGAGTGTTTTAATCAAGGCAAATTAG